AAAAAAACAAACTTTCTTATCAGGAAAACAATCTTAAAACTTATCATTCAAATAGGCTGCGTCAATCAAACACCCGCTTAAAACGACTTTTTGGTATGACATTAATTGAATATAATTTACTCAGTGAATATCAAAACAATTTATGTGCAATATGCAATAATCCCGAAACCATTCTTGATAACAAACAATTAGGTGTTCGTAAGCTTGCTGTTGATCATTGTCACATAACAAATACCAATCGCGGCCTATTATGTTTTAATTGCAACATTGGTCTTGGAAAATTTAAAGACTCTATCCAAGAACTCGAAAAAGCTATTTTATACCTTAAAAAACATACATCATGACTAAACATAAGTCAATCTATCGAAGTCATTGTATGGTGTAGTTGAAACTGATCGTTCCATATCATCTTGCGTGATTGCCTTAGCAATCATTATTTCATATTCTTTTTGTAAGTATGTGGTCAATTGAATGTTGTTAGTCAGCGTAGGGCTCAACTTTGCTGCTGCATATAATACCAGGGCTCGTGCAAACAAAGGCGTGTAGACTTCGGGTATCGCTTGGTTAACAATATAATAATAACCCACGGGCTTTACTTGGGCCAATAACAGGCCATCTGTGAACTGATAAATAGGCCATTGAGAACTTGTATATTGCCACTTAAAGAAGTGTCCGAAGTCACCAGGCAATTGATATGTGTAATTGTAATCTGGCGAAAAATTGTTTGTTAAGGGCGTATTGTCAAAAATATATTTTGTAAGAAAAGACCAATTGTAAACCAGATACAGTTCTGCCTCTAGTTCGAAAATCTTTGCACTTGCTTGCTGTGCGTCTGGGCTTTCATTGATTGAAGCAACCGACAACCTGCCGAGCTCAGATAGCGTGCGATTTACCAATTGCAAATGAGTGGGCATTCTTTCACCTTGAGATATTGGGGGATTTCTCCCCCAATCTTATTAGACTACTTCAAACCCAAATATCAACGTCCCGTTTAGGGCAGTCCCCGCAACGTTGTTGTTATATAGGCTTAATGTCGCCGATCCAGCTCCCGGGATTGCCCTTAACTCAATACCACGAGTCGTATTTGTTCCACCCATTAACTGCAATATCACAATTGAAGATGTTGTAATTCTTGAGTTAGTTAGGGTAAAGGCATAGGCTGCGGCTGCTGCTGTTGTTAAAGCCTCAGTCGTGACAACGCCCGCTTGATGGTTGATTGTTGCGGCACCCGCTGTACTTGTAGCAGTACCTCGGTCAAGCAACAATGCGCCAGTCAATTGGCCACCAGATAAAGGCGCACCACCCAGGTTTGATAATGATGTGCTAGCGCTTTGAACATCTGACAAGTTATTTACAGCAAGCAAAGAGTTAGATGAACTTGTAGTCTCATTAACGGGAGTTGCCTGATAGTTAACAACTGACACGCCAGGATCGGCACTCGTTAATATCGTCAAAGTGCTGGAAGTAGCTGTCACTTTTTGAATATTAGAGGCATTCGCAGACGTTGAAAAATTCGCTACAACATCACTAGTTGCGGTTATTGTTGCATCTGTAATTGTAATGGTTGCGCTACCACCTGCATTGCTATAAGTCGCAGCATATAGTCCTAGGTTGGTCAATGCTGTTGAAATAGTCGTCGCTACATAACCAATTACAGATACCCCTGGATCGGCGCTACATAATATCGTCAAGGTCCCGGCCGTTGGTATCACTTTTTCAATGATTACGGAGTTTACCGAACTGATAATATTTGCATTTACAATCATAGTCGCGGTTATCAATGGATCGGAAATGACAATTGTCGCAGATCCACCGGCATTACTATAACGCGCAACGTGCACACCCAGGTTTTGTAAAGCAACTGATGGGTTAAACGCAAGGTATGTCAAAGTTGATGCACCAGGATCGCCTGATGACAAAACTGTGAACGTACCAATACCAGGCGTTACCTTTTCAATTGATACAGCATTTGCACTTGTTTGCCAGGCGGCCAATATCACCATATTTGGGCTAATCGCACTATCGGTCACCGTGGTAGTAGCTGAACCACCCGCATTTGTATAGCGAGTTGAACGCACACCATAAGCACCTATGCCGGTTGCCGTGGATGATGCTGCAATCATGTTCCAATTTTTAGCTACTGGATCATAACTCACATTAAACGTGGCCCTCAATGCTGATTCACCTGTATCCAAAGGAAACAAGCTCGCATCGGTATAGTTAACATAGATGATATCGTTTAGCTTAACTTTCTTTTGGATATCGTTTAAATATCCTGCCACTAACATTGTAGCCAAGCTGTCTACCGTACTCGCTACAAAAATATTTGGCGCTGTACTCGTGTTGCCCTCGGTGACAACGGCAAAGGTTTCAAAATTTGACATGATTTAGCTCCTTATGCGTTGGCAACGTATGGGTCGTTGGTTTCGATTAATGCAATACCGTTATACTGTATAACGTTTGCACCCGAAGTAATAACAGTCAATAATTCCCAACGGTCATTTTGTGGTACCCAGGTAATGCTTGTGGATACGTCACGGTTAAAAATCTGTACCATTGAATCCATGTGAACTAATGGCACTAAATAGGTATTAGTTCCAGCAGCAGACGTGAAGGGGATTGTATTTATACCATTCGCGCCTAGGGTTCGTATGTCTACACCTAAGTATGACGACAACTTGTTATCAACTAATGGCCTAACATCATTGTAAAATATATTTACAACGCGATCATCATTAAGCATTGATTGCTTAGTAATTGCCGGCAACCAAAGGGAACAAGAATGTTCCATGACGTTAACACCTTGGTTTTCCAAGTAAGACAATGCTTGGGCCATTTTAGCTTCATTCATACCCGTGTTAACGCCAACAGTTGTTGGAACACTGAATATCGTACTGAAACCAGCTGAGGTAAACAGGGCATTAATCTTAATGTAATCCACCATTCGTGCAGCTGCTAAGGCATGCAATTTTGCATGGTCAACAATCTTGTCATAGGCAAATAGGGTCTTTTCACCGCCTCCAATAACAGTTTTGAGTGCATAGTTGTACGGCACAATCATAACGTTGGTAGGATTTACTGGTGTAATCGGGATATCAACAGGCGCGTAGGTCTGTGATTGCATTTCGATAATGTCAGAAACAGGCACATTGGTTGCTTCACCAGTTGTCCCGTGACGTTCTTCGATTGTATCAGCCAGATATTGGCTATTTTGATATTTTATTGTGACTTCGGTATCAAACAATTGTGACGCCGTAGCCAAATCAATTTGATCGGCCATGATGTTAACCTCAATAGTATAAACAAATACGCGCATGTGATCGCGTGCCTATTAGATAACTATTGGGTTGCGGCATGACCGCGGCGGGAGTCGAACCCGCGTCCGAAAATGTTACTGGTCAAGAGAACTACATGCTTAGTCGTGTTCCTGCCCCAGGCAATACCCTGGGACGTTAACGGACCACGCTCAGAACCGACAAGAAACGCGTCCCGCTAGCCTGTGATCTTAGCCTTCCGGCCCAGACGTAGACGGAAAGAGCAGCCCGCTGTGTGACGTCCATCGGAGGCCCGCGGGCGAAGCCTCTTGGGACGGCTGCCTAAACTAGTTAGGCTGCGTATGCCATCTGTTGATTGGCAATTATCATTTTGCCCACGATTACGG